GTCTTCCCTTCTAAAATCGGACTCTGAGACTTAAAGAAACCTTGGGAGGTGAACCCGTGGCTGGTCATGGTTTTGCTCCGAAGCCCCGCACTGAGCGGCGCAACAAGAATGATGTTCCTGTCCGCGGCGAGTGGGAGGAGGCTCCGGTTGTCGGCTGGCAGCATGGGGACCTGCCGGCACCGCCGGACGGGTTGACTGCTGCTGCGGTGGAGGCGTGGGGCACCTGGTTTTCGGCCTGGTTTGCGGCTCATTGGACTCCTGATGATCTTCCGGGTTTGCGTCAACTGGTCCGACTGTACGACCAGGTGGAGCGGAACGAGTTTCAGCGGGCGTCGGAGCTGCGTTTGCAGATGGACACTTATGGGATCACGCCGAAGGGTCAGCAGGATCGCAGGTGGAAACGTCCGACGGTTGATCCGGTGCCTGCTGACGGGAAGGTGATCGAGGGGCGGTGGGCGGACCTTTCGGTCGTTGATGGCTGATGTTTGTCCCTCGTGTTGATGGTGAACTGCCGTCGCTCGGCCAGCAGGTCGGCCAGCATATTGAGCATTATCTGGGTATTGAGCTGACCGACGAGCAGGCGCATCGGCTGGTCCGGCTGTATCAGGTCGATCCGGTTAATGGCCGTCGGGTGATCCGCCGTGCCGGGCTGCGAGCTCCGAAGGGGAAGGGTAAGTCTCCGGAGGGCGGCTATATCGCTTTCGCCGAGTTGACGGGCCCGGTCGTGTTTTCGCATTGGTCGGCGGGCCGTCCGGTGGGGATGCGGCATCCGTCTCCGTGGATCCAGTTGGCTGCCGTGTCGAAGGATCAGACGGACAATATGGGTGTCTGGCTGTTCGAAGTGTTGCGGGAGCGGGAAGCGGAACTGGCTGACCTGCATGTGGATTTGGGTCGGACTCGGATCTACTTGCGGGACCGGCCGGGGCGGATCGAGCAGGTGACGGCGGAGGCTGGTTCTCGTGAGGGGCAGCCGATCACGTTCGCCGCGTTGGATCAGACGGAGTCGTGGAAGCAGTCGAATGGTGGGGTCCGGTTGGCGGCGACGCTCCGTCGGAATGCGGCGAAGACGGGCGGCTGGACCTATGAGCTGCAGAATGCTCCTGGTCCGGCGGACGGGTCGGTGGCTGATCTGACGTCTCGGGCGTGGGAGCGGGGTCAGAAGGGTGTCCTGTTTGACACGGTGCAGCCGTCGAAAATCCCTGAACTTGACGACCGGCCAGCCTTGCTGGCTGCTCTCGCTGAGGTGTATGGGGAGGCGGTCGATCGGGGTTGGGTGAACCTTGAGCGGCTGGCGGATGAGTGTGTGGATGCTGATACTTCGCCGTCGGAGGCGTTCCGCTACTACTTGAACGTGTCGGTGCCGGCTGAGGAGGCCGCCTTCGACATTGAACTGTGGAACAGTCTCGCCAAAGATTTCGTAGTGCCGGACGGGGAGCTGATAACCCTCGGCTTCGACGGTGCTCGCTTCTGGGATACGACGGCTCTGGTTGGCACTCATGTCGAATCTGGGTATCAGTGGGTGGTTGGCATGTGGGAGCGTCCGCCGAATGTGGTCGACTGGACGGTTCCTGAAGCTGAGGTGACGGAGACGCTTGCGGTGGCTCAGGAACGGTGGAAGGTGAACCGGGTGTATGCCGACCCGCCGTATTGGGAGACGACGATCGACGCCTGGTCGGGAAAATGGGAGAATATTGTCCTCTGGTGGACGAACCGGCCGAAGTTCATGGCGTATGCGTTGAAGGCGTATACGTCGGCGATGCGTTCTGGTGAATTGTCTCATGATGGGGATCCTCGGTTTGCGGAGCATGTTCGGAATGCTCGCCGTAAGGAGTCGCCGCAGGCGCGGGATGAGGATGGTCGTCCTCTCTGGGTGATCCGTAAGGAGTCTCCTGATTCTCCGTTGAAGATTGATGCTGCGATGGCGGGCTGTCTGTCGTGGGAGGCGCGGGGCGACGCGATCGCTGATGGTGTCTTGGAGAAACGATCGAGCGTGTATGAGCGGCGGGGCCTTGAAACTGTTGGATGATTGAGAGGTCCGCCCGGATGAAGCAGTCTTTCTTGGGTCGCCTGTTTGGCCGGCCCGCTCCTGAACAGGCCAAATCGGTATTTGAGGGCCTGTCCGCTTCGCCGGAGACGTTGTGGACTATCCGACATGGCGACTTTCTCGGAACCTATTCGGAGATTTACCGGAAGCAGCCGGCGGTCCGGACGGTCGTCAACTTCCTGTCATCGCAGATCGCCTCTTTGAACGCGAAAGTGTACGAGCGGGTTTCTGATAATGATCGGCGCGAGTTGGATGATCATCCGCTGGCGGTCAGGCTGCGAGCTCCGAACGACGAGTCGACCCGGTTTCGGCATATGCGGGATACGGTTGCTGATCTTGCCGTATATGACCGGGCGTTCTGGTGGAAACAGTTCTCCGGTGGGGAGATTGTCAACCTGCAGCGATTGTCTCCGGCGAAGGTGGATGTTGCCAGGTTGGATGGCAGGTCGGTCTACCGGCTGGTCGAGTCTGGTCGGGTGATTCCTCGTGAGGAGCTGGTCGTCTTCCAGGGTTATTCGCCGACGGGTGATGATCTGGGCGTGTCGCCGATGGAGACTTTGCGTCGGGTGTTGGCGGAGGAGCGGGCTGCCGTGTTGAACCGGGAGATGATGTGGCGGAACGCTGCCCGTCAGAGCACAGTGCTTACTCGGCCTCCCTCACCCCCAGCTCCGGAATGGTCGGATGAGGCGCGGGAACGGTTCCGTTCCGACTGGGAAGCGACGATGACCGGGGCGCCGAATTCTGGTCGGACGGCCATTCTCGAGGACGGGATGACGGCGAACACCTTGTCGGCTTTCTCTCCGAAGGAGGCGGAGTATGTTACCGGTCGGAAGCTCACCTACGAGGAAGTAGCCTTGGCTTATGGTGGCGCTCCGTTGGCTGCTCTGGTGGTCGGCCAGTATTCCGGGTCAGGATCGTCGCTCGAATCGTTTCACACGCAGCTCTACCAGGATGTGCTTCCACCGTGGCTGCGGATGCTGCAGGATGAGATCGAACTTCAACTGCTTCCGAACTTTGACAGTGTGGGTGGCCGACGTCGCATCTACATCGAGTTCAACCTGTCGGAGAAGCTGAAGGGGTCGTTCGAAGAGCAGGCTTCGGTTTTGGCGACTTCGGTTGGTGTCCCGTTTATGACGGTGAACGATGCCCGGTCCCGGCTGAACATGCCGATTGTTGACGATGACATTTTTGACGTGCCGGTCATGCCGATGAACGTCATGTACGGCGGTCAGCAGTCCACGCAGGAGCCGACCGCAGATCCGTCAACCCCGCCTGGCATGTTGTCCCGGTCGAAGGCGGTGGCTCCGCGGAGTGTGATCCGCCGTCGCGACGAGACGGCCGGTGAATATGAGAGATTGTTCCGGGACCATTTCGCCCATCAGGAACGGTCGATCGTTTCCGCGGTGAAGGCGAAGGCTGATATTCCGGCGTCCCGTTGGGAGTCGTGGGATAGGACATTATCCGACCTGATTTTTGAACGGTCCGCGCAGACGACCCGTCGGATGGGTGAGCTTGCCGCTGCTCAGATCGATGGGGTCTACGATCCGCCTCGGACTCTCCCCTATCTGGTGGAACGTTCCCGCATCCAGGCTGAAGGTGTGAACAGTGTCACCCGTGAGGCGGTGGAGGCTGCCGCGGATGTTGACGAGCTGGTGCATGTGTTTGATGTGGCGAAGTCGTCGCGTGCGGAGAAGTTGGGCGTGGGGACGGCGACGGCGCTGATCGGTTTTGCTCGGATGGAAGCGGCGAAACATTCGCAGGATGCGGACGGGAAAGTGCGGACGAAAACGTGGGTGGTCACCTCCGGGAATAGTCGTCATCCAGAGATGGACGGTGACACGGTTCCCGTCGGGGAGACTTTCTCAAACGGAGCGCTGTGGCCGGGGGATCCGTCTTTGGGCGCCGACCAGACCGCCGCCTGCCGTTGCCTGCTGCTGATCAACTGACTCCGGATCTCCGGATAAACGACTGTCCAACCCGGCCCACCCGGCCCACTCCCATCCCGACTCACCGAACCGAGGTGAACATCATGCCTACTAAGCAGAGCGTCCACGACGTTGAATTCAAAGCCCTGTCGAACGGGTCCGGTGATACCGGCCAGTTCGAAGCTCTCGTTTCCATCTTCGGCAACGTAGACCATGGCGGCGACCGCGTCGTCAAGGGTGCCTTTACTGATTCGATCACAGAACTGCGCGAGAAGGGCGATCCACTGCCCATCCTCTGGTCTCACTCGTGGGGCGATCCGAACGCTCATATTGGTTTCGCACGTCCCGAGGACATTGAGGAGACCGACCAGGGGTTGAAGGTCAAAGGCCAATTGGACATTGAGGAGAACCAGTTTGCCCGCCAGGTCTACAAGCTGTTGAAGGAGCGTCGGGTCAAAGAGTTCAGCTTCAGCTACGACATTCGTCGGGAGAAGCGAGCGAAGGACGGTGCCAACGAATTGCTGCAGCTCGGTTTGATCGAGGCGGGTCCGACACTGAAAGGCATGAATCCTGATACGGAGTTGCTTGGCGTCAAGGCTGACCTGGAGGCTGCTGCTGCGAAATCCGAGGCTGAATCTGAGGACGCCGAGTCCGTTGAGGAGCATGTCTGCTCCTGCGGGAAGGCCCACGAACTGGGAACCGCTTACGTCGACCTTGTTCCTCGCATTGTTAATGAGGAAGCGAAGGCTTCGGACGGGATCACGTTCGGCACCGGATACATCGACCTAATGGTCCGCCCGGACGGTGAGAAGGCTGGCCGTCGGATTTCTCGTGCCACCGAATCAGAACTACGCGGTGCCATCTCCACGCTTCGTGCGGAGATTGACCGTCTTGAAGGTTTGCTGCCCGCTGAGGACAGCGATGATGAGAAGAGTGAAGTCGAAGACGATGCCCCTGCTGGTAAGTCGATAGACGACGTGAATCTCAAAGCCCGGTTGTTGATCGACCGGCTCCGCTGAACCCACTCCGGGTTCACATTTCCAGCCCGCCAACGTGGCGGGCTTTTTCATTCCTGAAAGGAGTCCCATCATGGCGCAGAGCGCAAGGGACTATCTCGAGGGTGAGAGGAACGCCAAACTCGACGCCGCTCAGGCGATCGTCGACAAGGCGGACGCTGAGAAGCGTTCTCTCGCCGTTGAGGAAACCGATCAGATTAAGGCTCTCACCGAAGAGGCCGAAGAGATCGGACTTCGTATCAAGAAGTTCGACGAGGACGCCAAGATCAAGAGTGGTCTTGACGAGATGCGTGGCTCTGTCCAGGCTCCCGGCGAACGTGCCAAGCGGCACGCCCGGTCCATCGGTGAGGCTTTTGTCGAATCGGATGCTTACAAGCTGCTCGTTGAGCAGGGTGGTTTGAAGTCTGCCAACTGGCGGACCGGTCCTGTCGAAGTCCCCTTCGGGTGGAAAGAGGCAGTTCCCGCCGAGGTTCTGGAGACTGCGAACAGTGGTGACGCTGTAATCGCGCAGGTCCGTCCTGGTATCCAGGCTCTCCCGATGGAGCGGTTGACGGTCGCCGACCTGATGCTGTCCGGTACGACCAACTCGAATTCGGTGTTGACCATCGTTGAAGAGGGTGGGTCGGCTGGTTCGGTGAACGCTGCTGACACGGTGACTGAGACCGCGCTGAAGCCGATCTCTCGTCTCCGGTTGGAAGAGGTTCCCGAGGCTGTCAGGAAGATCGCCACGATCCTTCCTGTCTCCGACGAAATGTTGGAGGATGTGCCGGCGCTCCGTTCGTTTATCGACGGTCGGCTCCGTGCCTACATTCAGCGTGCCGAGGAGGATCAGCTTCTGAACGGTTCTGGCACTCCGCCGGACCTGTCCGGAATTCTGGACCGTGCCATTCAGACTGCCACTCAGGCGTCGCTTGCCGGCAACGCGCATGAGGCCGTGTTCGAGGCGATTACTGCCATTCGGAACGTGTTCGCTGAACCGTCCGGTGCTGTGATCAACTCGACCGACTGGGCGTTCATCCGACTTGCGAAGGATCTGAACGAGCAGTATTACGGTGGTGGCCCGTTCACGGGCGCCTACGGGAATAGCCCTGTTGCGGCTAACAGCCTGTGGGGTATCCCCGTCGTGGTCACTTCGGCGATTGCCTCCGGGACGATCCTGGTCGGTGCGTTCTCAACGCAGGCTCAGGTCTTCCGGCGTAGTGGTCTGACTGTGGAAGCGTCGAACTCTCACGACGATTACTTCCGTCGGAACCTGACCGCTATTCGCGCTGAGGAGCGGTTGGCTCTGGCTGTCTACCAGCCCGACGCCTTCTTCGCTATCACCAGCGTCGAGGAAGCCTCCTAATCCGGCTGAGGGGGCGGCAGCAGTGGACATTGTCTATGTTGTTGCTGCCGCCCCCATGTCCGGGTCTGCGACTGGTGAACTCCGCTATTCGTTGAGGTCGCTGGTCAACCTGCCACATGATCGGGTGATCATTGCCGGTTGGAAACCCGACTGGATTCGAAACGTCACGTATGTGTCGACTGTCCAGTCGAAGGGCCGTTGGGAGAACGCGTTTCGCAATTTGAAGGCTGCTCTCCCGCATGTGTCGGACGATTTCGTCCTGATGAACGACGACTTTTTCATTATGCGTCCCGTCGATGAGATGCCTGTCTTCCATGGGGTGGCCTGGTCTCCGACCGTGAGAGCGCGGAATACGGAGTATCAGCGGGCGAAACTGTCCGTCTGGCATATTTGCACGGAGGAGGGGATTGCTGATCCTGTCTCCTATGAGCTGCATGTTCCCCTGCCGATGAACCGGCATCTTCTCGAGCGGAGTCTGGCCAGGGCGAACGGGTTCAGGGTTGCCGGCTATCAGCGGAGTCTCTACGGGAATTTGAACCGGATTGGAGGCTCCCATATGGACGACGTGAAGGTGATCTCCAACCGTGCTGACATGGACAAGCCGTTCCTGTCCACCAACGAGGCCAGTTTCAAGGGTGGGAAGGTTGGCGAGCTGATCCGGGACACGTTCCCTGAACCTTCGCCCTACGAATCATGAGGGTGGTCGTGTGTGTCCCTTATCGGGGGACCGACGAGTTTCGGACTCGTGCCTGGGAGTATGTGCGGGAATGGTGGCATCAGTTCGACTGGCCGTTGAGTGTGGCGGAGGGCCCGCCTGGACTGTTTAACCGGTCGGCTGCACGGAATCAGGCTGCCGCCCGGGCTGGCGACTGGGATGTGGCCGTGTTTGGTGATGCGGACACGGTTGGCGAACCGGATCTGGTACGTAAGGCGGTCCTATCTGCTTCTGACGGTTGGCTTGCCTACCCGTTCACAGAGTTTCTGGGACTGTCTAGGGGGGGAACCATCTCGCTGCTGCAGGGTGGTTTGGATCTGGCGGTGACGAAACGTATGTCAGGTTCGCCGGGTGGGATTCTTGCCGTTCCGCGGGACCTGTTTGACGAGGTTGGCGGATTCGATGAGATGTTCACTGGCTGGGGTTATGAGGATCTGGCCTTCGCGTATGCGGCGGGAACGTTGGGTGGGGTTCACCGGGAGGATGGGATGATCACTCACCTGTGGCATCCGAACGCCGGTGAGAAGCGGGATGCGATCGCTGGGAAGAGTGGGAATCGGAGACGGTCGGAATTGTATCGGGCGGCGAACGGGGATCCGGTGATGATGCGGATTCTCCTCGAAAGCCTGAAAGAACTGTGACCCTGTTCTTCGGCCAGCAGCATGCGACCACTGGCCCCTGGTTTCACGAACATTACGGCCAGGCCCATTCGATTCCTGTCGGAGACTTCCCGCATACTAGAGCCTTAGCGGGCGACTATGGGGTCTACCTGGATTATCTGCGGGTCTCTTGGGACTACTACGGCCGGGAGAACACGGACCGCACCAGGCGCGCCCAGTTGGACCGTCTGCTATCCGGCGGGCCGGGTCCGGTGAAGACGGTCCGTCGGCCTGACGGGAATCGTCTGATTGTCGACGGGAACCATCGTGCCGCCGTCTCTTATGCGGCTGGTGTTGAACCGGAGATTGTGGAAGTGTCCACCGCTGACTGGCTGCGGCGGGTGACCACAAACCGGGGGGAACGGTACGGCAGCCAGCCAGGCAAGCCCTACCAGTCAGTGTTCCACGACGGATACGAGTGGGTGGAAGGGCGACGTCGGGACACGCTGGCCCGTCATGAGACGATCGGAGAGTCTGATGTTTTGGATTTGGGCTGCAATATTGGCGCTGCCACTCTTCTTGCTGGCGGCCACGGCGTGGATTCTTCTCCGAAGCTGGTCACTTCCGCCTGGCGTCTGGCCGGATTCTTCGCCTCGCCGGCCACCTTCCAAGTCGCCGATCTGAACGAGATCGTGTTCAACGGTGAGACGGTCTTCTGTTTCGCAGTGGTCGCCCATCTGAAACGGCTAGATGCTCTCCGGAAAACGCTGGGTGGAGCTCGGGTCGTCTACTTCGAAGAGAACGCGGGGAAACGGCAACTGTCCAAAGTGGTCGACCTGTTCTCCCATGTGGAACGGCTCGACGGGGAACGTCCCTTATACCGGTGTGTCCCGTGAAAGCCTACTGGCATCGGGAGCGCCGCGGTCCGAACTTCGGTGACATGCTCACCCCTTGGCTGCTTCCCAAATATGGGATTCCGGTCCGATGGGCGCAGGCCGGTGAAGCCGACTTCTTCGGAGCCGGGTCGATAGCAGCCCGTATCCCGGCAGGGTTTTCCGGCTGGGTGTGGGGTACTGGCAAGCTGAAAGCCGACCAGCAGATCAACCTCACCGCCGCTCGAGTGTTAGCCGTTCGGGGCCCGCTCACCCACGAGGCTGATCTGTATGCGGATCCTGGACTGTTGGCAGGATTGTATGCGCCGGCTGAGGAGAAACGTTGGCCGGTTGGGGTCATCTCCCACTACATCGAAGACCTGCCCCATAAGGGGAAGCGGATCAGCATTCTCTCCGCCCCGGAGGAGATCATCCGTGCTGCCGTCCGCTGCGAACGGATCGTCACGAGCTCGCTGCACGCTCTGATCCTGGCCGACTCGTTGGGCATTCTGAACATGTGGGTCTACTCGTCGAAGGTGATCGGCGAGGGCTTCAAGTTTCGGGATTACGCCGCCTCGTACGGCCAGACGATTGAACCGGACGTGTGGCGTCTCGCTCCACAAGAACAGGTAGCCGAAAAGCAAGCGGCACTCATCAGTGCCCTAGATAAGGAGAAACTCTAATGGTACAAGCACGCTGGTATCCCCAGGGGATGGGGGCGATAGCAAACGCCACCGTCGACTGGGATGACAACGCCGGCCAGGATGTCAAGGTTGCCCTAATGGGTACCGGACATTCGTTTAACGACGCCCATGACTTTTGGGATGACGTCTCCGCCAACGACTACTCATCGGCCACTGGCTATAGCGCTGGTGGAGAAGAGATCACCACCCGTGCTCTTGTTGAAACCGACTCGTCGGCGCTGTCAGCAAGAGCCAACACTACCGCCTATGTGGTCGGTGATATTGTCCGCACGGCCTCCGACTCGGGTCGAGTGTTCCTCTGTGTCGAGGCTGGAACTTCTGCGGGTTCGGAGCCTGGCGGCATGTCGACTCTCGGCACGCTCCGGGAGCTCACCGACGGGACCGCGGTATGGGTGAATGTCGGGTCGGCGATCACCATCCTCGACGGTGATGCTGTCTCTTGGACCGGCCTTGATCAGACAGGAACGGTTGGTGCGGTGATCTACCGCGACACTGGTACTCCGTCTACGTCGCCGCTGCTCGGATACATCGACTTCGAAGCCACTGAAACGCCGACAGATCTGACGATCACTCCACCGGCGGAAGGGTATCTGGCGATCCCCTCCGGCGGGGCTCTGTGATGTGGCTGTCTCTAAGATTGAGTTCAAGTTCGACGGGAGCCCGCCCCGCCGCCGGGTAGTCAGAGGCAGGGACGTTCTCTTTGAGGACCCCTACGATTCGGAAGGTGGCGGTTGGCCGTTCCCGATGCCGCAGACCACGGGCATCATTGGAGCTGGTTTGACCTACGGTGACCTGACTCCGTCCTCAGGAGATTTCAACACGACCTCGGTCGGGCAGGTCGTGGAAGGTCTCGACATCACAGGTCGGTTCGTCGTGAACCACGCCAACGTGACCCTCAGAAAGTCGCGGGTGCGACACTCCGGCAACTACGGCATCGACAATCGAGATAGTCACCTCGGTTTGCTGGTCGAGGACGTTGAGATAGATGGTGTTAACACGTCGTCCACAACCAGCGTCGTGTCAGGCCTCGACTTCGGAGCATCCACCACCTACCGGCGTTGTTATCTGCACAACGCCACCAACGGGATCACGACCTACGGTGGGTCCACCTTTGAGGACAACTATCTGATCGTGAACAGGGCCACGACCGACGGGGCACACCGGGAGGCCATTCTCGGTCGAGGGTCGAACCACACCTGGCAGCGGAATGTCCTGATCTGCGCCTCCTCAACTGGCTGTTCGGCTGCGGCTGTCCTCTACGGGTTCCCGTCCGCGGTAACCAACTGTCTTATCGAGGACAATTACTTCGCCGGGCTGTGCGGCTTCTGCTTCTACGCCGGCGCCACCCACGACTTTCCCGACGACACCGAGGACATCAGGGTCCTCACCAATGCCTTCGACCGACGCCTCGGTTCTGAGGGTGGCTACAAAGAGGAGGACGACGACCCGGATTTGTGCGGACGAGCTGGTGACATAACCGGCTTCGACGGTTCGGGGCCAGGCAACGTTTCGTCTGGCAACTACTACTGGCCGGACCTTTTGCCGCTAGGAACACCGGAGCCGTGAACGTTCTGTGAAAGTCGGCCCCCGCGCATCGGCGAGATGCCGGGGGCCATGGCCGACACCCCAGGAGGTGCCTGCATTGTCTTCATCGTCCCGTTTTCGTCGCGTCTTAACAGCCTGGGCTTCTGGACTGATTGTTGTCGGGTTGCTCGGTGGTATGGCTTTTGCTGCTGGTCCGGTCAGTGTCGTCAAGTATGACGAGTTCGTAGCTTTGGAGGAGCGGGTTGCCGCCTTGGAGGCGGAAGTGTTCTCGTCTTCGACGACGACAACGGTTGCTCCCGAAACGTCTACGACCGTTGCTCCCGAAACGACCACTACGGCTGCTCCCACAACTACCACTACTGAAGCCACAACTACCACTCAGGCGCCTACGACCACTGTTCCCGAAACGACCACGACCACGGAAGCCCCGACTTCGACTCTTCCTGTGACGGCAGGCTGGCCTACCAGCCCTCCCGGCCCTTCGGGAACCCTGACTGTTCACTCTGGTGACTTCACCACGTCGAGCGCCGGGCAGGTGGTGCAGAACTTGGAGATCAGGGGCCGGTTCATCGTCAAGCACGCCAACGTGACGCTGCGGAACAGTCTGGTCCTCTACACGACCAACTACGGATTGGACAACCGGGATAACCATCCTGGTCTAGTCGTGGAGGACACTGAGTTCGACGGGCGGAACCTTCCCACGAATGCGACTCGGGGTGCAGGTCTGTCCTACACGAACGGCGTAACGCTGCGCCGGGTCTACGCCCACAACATGAGCCAGGGCTTTATCTCCTATGGCAACACCCTGATCGAGGATTCGATCCTGATAGTTGACAGGCCGATAGCGGATAGTGCTCATCGTGAGGCTGCTCTGCTTCGAGGGTCTGACCATACGGTTCTCCGCTCCAAGCTGATCTGCGATGTGCCGTCCGGTTGCTCGGCTGCTCTCGCCATCTATGGGTATCCGTCGCCGGTCCATGATGTGCTGGTCCAAGATAACTTGTTTGGTGGGCAGGCTGGATACTGCGTTTACGCCGGGTCAACCCATGATCAGACGGATACGGCTCGGGTACGAATCTTGGACAACGGCTTCGACCCGTCCTATGTGGCACCGTTCGACATTTGCGGGCGGGCGGGAAATATCACCGGTTTCGACGCTTCCGATCCTGGCAATCTCTCGGAGGGCAACTACTACTGGCCGTCGATGCAGCCGATTCCATAGGCTGATAGGAGCCTGCACATGACAGCGGTATCCGACACATTTACTTACAGCGATGGGGCATTGGTGACGGTGTCGTCGGGGGTGTGGGCTGCGGTAACCGGCCTGAGTGATTTGGATGTCGTTTCGGGTCTGGTAGGCGCCCCTGCCAACTCGACGGTCTCACAGGCTCGCCATACGACTGCGCTCGCTTCGGACGACCAATTCTGCGAGGCAGAGTTTGTCAATGATGGTACGACCGTCACCTACCGAGAAGCGTCGGTGATGGTCCGAGTGTCACCGACGGCGGCAACGTTCTACCGGATCGACTGGAACCCGGCTTCGAGCGGCGAGTTGACGCTGTATCGATGCAACGCCGGGACCTTCACCGAGATCACCAGCGCCACCGGGGTGGGCGGGGTTGACACCAACCCGCACACCATCCGTATCGAAGCCGAAGGGTCCACGATCCGGGGCTTCTTCGACGACGTTGAGGAAATCAGTGTCACGAATACCAGCATCGCCTCGGGTGCCCATGTTGGCGTAGGGGCGTATCGGACTGTCATCGACCGGAACGCCAGAGTCGATAGCTTCTCTGGTGGTGATCTAGGTGACCTGGGTGACGTGCCCAAATTGGTCGGGCGCTCGGTCCACTACGACTTCTCGACAAAGACGGTGACCATCGAATCAGGCGTCTGACATGATGGTCTGCACTGGTCAGGGACTTGACGGAGACCACTGTTGCTATCTGAACGGGCGACAGTGTTCGTTCCTGGTTGAGAATGTTGCTGGCCGTCGTTACGCCTGTGGGCTGAGACTCGAAGTCGACTCGTGGGAAGCTGTGGTCAGCGACCTCCGCTACCGACCGATTGGTGAGTTTTGGGAGTCGGTCGGCCAGCCGTTCGACTACTGCATGAGCTTCGATCCCGCGCTGTGCTGCCAGAAAGAGGTTGCTAATGGCGACGTGGGTTAGGCAGGGAACAGGGACCGCACCGTCAGCGACGAACGCTGATCTGATCGGTAACTACGCACTCGACAACGCCACAGCTCCCGGAGACTTCGACCCTGCGGGGGTTACCAGCGTCCGAACCGAGTGGACGATCACCGGGTCGGGGTTCGGTGACGACTCCTGGGACAACGTCATAGGGGTGGCCCTCGTCGGTGGTGTTTCTAGCACCGAGATCGGCCAGCATCCCGGCGAAGGTTCGACCGGCAACAAAAACGTTGCCCGTTCCTCCGACCACACCGACTCGACGGGTATTCCTGCCGGTCTGACTGTCGCTGACTGGGAGGCTGCGTTCGTTCGTGGTGATGGGGCCGCGGATGTCTGGTGTCTGTGGAACAAGGTCATGGGGCCGGACGGTTCGACCCTCGCGGCCTCCTCTCTAACGGTCACGATTACCTACACGCCCGGTTCAGCGTCGAATCCGGTGGATATTGACCCACCTTCGGGTGTCAGTGTCGGAGCGTCACTGGCCACCATCCTCGCCTTCGTTATGGCGGTACAGGGAGCTGTCGCCCCGGCAATAGCAGTCAGTCCGTCTCCAGTCGTATCAACGGCGGCCCCGGCAACAAATATCGACTCTCCACCGGGAGTGGCGGTCGCTGTTACCGGCCTCGAGGATGTAGCAGCGTCGGCGGTCGTTGACGTTACATCGCTCCCAGCGATCGCGGTTGGCTTGACTGCACCAGGCGACATGTCGGCTACGGCAGAGATTGGGGTTACTTCAACGTCCGCGGTGGCGGTCAGCATTGCGGCACCAGAGGACGTGTCGACCACCGCCGGGATCGACATCGATCCACCGTCTGCGGCGGCCGTCGGCACCGGCAAGGTCATGGTCAACGCCCAGGCTGTTATTGGCATCACCGGACCGGCTGGGAACGGGATTGGTTCAGCAGTCCCAGCGGCAATATCGCTCTCTGAGCTCACCGCTATCGCCGCATTGCCAGGAGTAAGCCCGGCCATTGCGGCCACTCCTGTTGCCACCGTGTCGGTAACCGTCGCCCCCTACTCAGGGTTTGGCATCTCGGTTGCTGCACCGTCGGACGTGTTGGCGGAGGGGGCCCCCCCCGAAGTCGACATAACCCCGCCGGCCGGTGTGGCCTTTGGGGTCAGCAGCGCCGCCTCCACGGTCGACGTTGCCACCTTCGCACCTTTCGCCAATCTGGCGGTAGGACTGGCATCGCCACCGGCCGTCGTCCTGGCCCAGGCCACCACCGTTGACACGCCTGTGGGTATGGCGATCGGTGTCGGTGGAGCCACAGTCGACGTCCAAGCCCAGGTTGTCGCCGACCCCATAGCCTCTGTCAGTGTCGGTATAGCGCCCCAGGCGACAGTGTCGCTTACTGCGCTCACTGCTATCGCCCCGCGGTCCGCTATCGCCGTCGGGACAGCGGGCACGACAACAGTCAACGTTCGTCTTGTTCTGATCCCGCCTGCCGGTATCGGTCTTGGACTCGGCCACGTCGATGTAACCGTTCAACTGCAACGGGAACTTGACTCGGTCTCAGCGGTCGCAGTCGGAGCAGCATCAACCGTCAACGTCAGTTCGGCGGCAGCGACCAGCATCCTTCCACCGCCGGGAGTTGCTAACGCTGCCGCCAAACCGTCCGCCATCAGCAGCCTCATTGTTGCTGACATCAACCCGGCTTCGGGTGTGGCGGTCGGAGTCGGCCCTGATGTAGACGTCCAACCGCGGCGGATCCTCATTCTGATCTCAGGAGTGGCGTTAGGAATCGCCGGGCCTGCAGGAACAGCCGCCTTCGTTCCGATCGGCCCGGAATGGCCGCTGTCAGTTCCGATCGAATGGGTTTTAGCAGACTCGGGCATATGGCCTCTGCCGTCAGGAGAATGATGTGAGCGTCCCCTTCGTCAGCCTCGACGACCTGTCCGCCTATCTGAAAACAACCTTGGAGGCAAGCGACCTGCTGGCTGTCGCCGCATTAGACACGGCCTGTCAGGCGATCCGCACCTACACGAACCAGGAGTTGAACCTGGTCCGCCATGATGTGGTCACTGTCGATGGAACATGGCGGCGGGATCTGCTACTCCCCCAACTGCCCGTCCTCGAAGTTCACGCTGTCAACGTCACCTATGCGGACGAGACGGTAATCCTCGACGTGGACGACCTGTATCTGACTCCTGCCGGACGGCTGTTCATACTTGCTACTCCCTGGTATTGGCGTCCCGGATTCGGCAATGTGGAAGTCGAATACTCCCACGGATGGGGGGTTACGGAAGAGGAGTTGGAAGAGTCGGGGGAGCCGACCGCGGAGCGGATGCCATCCGACCTGCGGATGGTCGCCCTCCGTATCGCCGCCAACCTTTACAACAGTCCTGCCACAACGTCGATCCGTCAGGAAACACTCGGGTCGTACAGCTACACGGTAGGCGACGACATGGTGGGGATGGTCGAACCGGCGTTGAAGCTGATCTTGGACCGTTACACGATTAGGAAGGTGCCCGTCGCATGAGATGGCGTAACCGTTTGACCGGTGGGATTGTCGTCTCCGATAAGCAGCTCTCCTACCCGTATGTGCGGGAGCCTGGCATGCCATTTCACAAGGCGGTACTCCGTCCTGTCGCCCGATTCGACCAGCTCGAGGAGTCCGTCGAAGGTGGAGATGAGGAAGAGTAGATGAACCCTGCTCATCTGATCACACAATCCTGTGTGGTCACCGCCCGTTCGCAGACTGGCCCGCCCGACACCTACGGAACCCCCACCTGGGTTGAAGTCGAAGCCTCAGACCTGGTCCACGTCCAGCCGGTCTCCTCCGACGAAGTGGAAGACCGCCCGGCAGGGAAACTCACCCACCGAGGATTCTTCCGGCCTCTGTCGGCTGTCGGCCATGCTGACCGGGTGACCCTCGCCTCCGGCCAATCCTGGGAGGTTGACGGACCTGCTCGCCTGTGGACCAATCCGAGGACACTCGTCGACGTCTACCAGGAGGTCGACCTGGTCGGCTACACGGACACTATCGAACAGTCCGAATCGTCATGACGACCCTGTCCGCCGCGGCCGCCCTCTGCAAGATCCCTAAGACGGGCATACCCGAATACGGGGTGACAGTCATCTCCTACATCGGTGAGGACGGTGAGGAAATGTTCGGCTGGGCAACTCACGGGCAGACCAATCGGTCGTCAATGGTCGGCCTGCTAGCCATGGCCTCCCACTACATGATCCACATGCCCGAAGACGAGGACGACGATGATTGACATTGCCGCCCTCACCCTCAACGCGCTTCAAGCCGCAGGGGTCAACGCCTACGCCGAACTGCCCGAAAACTCAACCCGCCCCGTTCTACGCATTCAAGAGATAGGCGTGGACGGACCCAGCTCACATATGCCCGACTGGCTGCACGAGTTCGACCTGCAGGTCGACTCGTGGGGCGAATCGAAAGGCGACGCCCACGGTCTGCTCGAAGCGGCCGCCTCGGTCCTCCGCGGCCATCCATCGAACCAGCATGGGCAGATCACCCGGTTCCAAGTTGTCTCCCTCGACTATCAGCCGGATGAGGACTGGCCTGCCAACGGTCGCCCAGGCCCCCGCTACCTGTCAATCCTGCGCCTGTTCGCGCACCCGTAAACGGCAGCCCTGCCGTCGTCTAAGAAAGAAGGAGGCCCCTAAATGGCCTTGTTAAGTGGTGAGACGCTGGCGAAATCTGCTGGTGATCTTTTCCTCGCCCCCTATCCTGAGGCTGCTCCTGTGGTAGCTGACATTGCCACTACGGCCACTCTCGAGGCGGCCGGCTGGGTACATGTCGGCTGGCTGCACGAGGACGGTCCGTCCGTCGAAGGCTTCGAAGGTGATACGACTCGTCACTATGGCTGGAACGCTGTGGCGCCGATTCTTACCATCACCCGCGTCACCGAACCGCAGGTCCCCGTATCGCTCCTCCAGTGGAACGTGGAAAACCTTCAGCTCTACTTCCCCGGCACCACCTACGACGCCGGCACCCAGGTGCTGACCATTCCCGAAACTGGGAACCCGGTCGAGCAGGCGCTGCTTCTCCGCATCGCTGACGGTGCCGACTGGATTGCCATTTGGGTTGCGAAGGTGACCGCCCGTGGTGGGGCCAGCTTCGAATTTCCTGGTGATGGGCTCGCTCCGATCCCGGTTGTGTTCGACGTGCTGTCCACTGGTGATGACGCCTCCTATGTGAAGGTGATCGGCCTCGAAATGGCCGGTACTGGCGAGTCGTCCTGATGGAAGAGTTCGAGGCAGCCGTCAACGAGTCGAATGGTGAAAGCCCTTCGATGGAGGTTGCCGGGCGGGTCGTTCTGTTCCCGGCGAAACTTCCGCTTGGGCTTGCTGCTGCTGTGCAGATGCAACGTGCGGACGTTGTCTACCGGATTCTGGCGAATGGTGCTTCCTTCGCCGAACCGGTAGATGAGGATGCTGACGATGAGGTTCTGGTCCATCTGATGATGCACCTGTCGGAGGAGGATTTCGACAGGGTTGCCGCCTTGTATGGGACGACCGTCCCAAACTCGCAAGACTCGGCTGGCTGATCACCGAACGGTGGAATCTGGTCGAGTCTGACATTCGCCGCTACTACGGAGTGGACGCTGCGTCTCTGTCGGCCCGCCGGTTGCTTGTCTATGTTGATGGGCTGCCTGATGGGGCGCGGACGTGGGGGTATGACGGCTGGTCTATGGAAATGGAACTACGGGCCAGACTGCTCGAGTTTCTCGATCTGACCCGTTTGGACTTGTTGTACGCCCTGACTGGGTCGCGGAAGGTGAAGTCAGTTAAGCCGGTCGATGTTCCCCGTCCTGAATCGGTGAAGCCTCGGAAGACTGCTTCGCAGTGGGTGGCGTTCGCTCGGAATCTGGCTGGCACGTTGAAGAAGAAGGGGTGAACTAGATGGCTGGAGCGGTATATGGCCGTGGCTTCTTAGACCTTCAACCCCGATTGGATAAGGGTTCGTTGGGCGGGTTTGCCGGAGCGTTCGGTCCGGTTGGCAGGGCTGCTGCCGGCGTGTTCGCTGCCACGTTCGGAACGGCTCTTGCTGCTGGCGGGTTTCTCGCCGGGTTTGCTATTAAGGGCGGTATCGACCGGGTGTTGCAAACCGAAGAGGCTGTCGTCCAAATGGGACGCCTCGGGTTGAGTGTCGATGAGATCGACAGGCTGATCGGTGCTGTCGATGACACGTTCGACGGAACCGTGTTCACTAATCCGGAGGGGTTCGCTCTCACCCAGCGGCTGATAGGCGCCGGGGAGGAGTTGGATTCGATCCCGGATCGTCTGAGTACCATCTCCGACTTTGCGGCTCACGGGAATGTGCCCTTAGACCAGATGGGGAACATTTTCGAGCGGATCATCGGTCAGGGGCGTGTCACTGGCGAAGAGTTGAACCGTCTGTCGGATGCGAATATCCCTCTCGGAACTCTTGCTGAAACGCTTGGTCTGACGATTCCGGAACTGCGGAAGATGACCGAAGAGGGCGAGTTCACGTCCGACATGTTCCTGCAGGCCGCGACGGATGCGGAAATGTTCCGAGGGGCTGCACATGCGGCTGGGGATACAACGTCGGGAGCTTTCAAGAATACTCTCACCCAGTTGAAGGTTTTGGGTGAACAGTTGGTGAAACCTCTGTTCGGCGAGGACGGCCCGATGGTCCGACTGTTCAAAGCGTCCCGTCAGGCTCTGATTGATCTGCGGCCACAGTTCAAATTGTGGGGGGAGCAGCTCGGCAACTTTCTGGTACCTCGTATTGAACGGCTGGCCGACTGGCTTTCGTCGGGTGGACTTCCCGACATGTTCGCCAGGTTGGGTGATACGGCGCGGAACCTGTTCGACCGGATTAAGCAGGTCGGCCCTTCTCTTGGGGGTCTTACGGATGGGTTTGCCCTGCTGGGCGGTCCGCTGGCGATCATCGCCCGGGAACTGTTCCCGCTTATCAGCCCGCTGCTTGAAGCGATCATCCCGCCGCTTGCCCAGCTGGCAAACGGGCTGGCCCCAGCATTGGCTAAGGCGCTCGGATTTCTCTCCGAGGAGATCCTTCCCGGATTCATCAAGATTGTCGAAGCGGTCGTCGGATGGATTACTGAAAACAAGGGGCTGGTCATAGCTTTGGGTATTGCCGGGATCGCATTCAAAATCTTCTCGACGATTGTGGCTGTCAACCCGTTCATTCTCCTGGCAGCCGCGGTGATAGCCATCGTGTCGCTGATCATCACGAACTGGGATTCGATAGTCGCCTTTCTCAAACGAGTCTGGACGTGGATCAAAACGACGGTCGGACAATTGTGGGATACGGTTAAGAGTGCGTTTAAGAAGGCGCTCGAGTTCCTTGTTAACCTGTTCCTGAATTGGACGCTGGTCGGTCGGATCATCAAACATTGGGATGCGATCAAGGACAGCGTCCGGAATCTGATCGACTTCGTGAAGAACATTTGGAATGGGCTGGTCGACTGGTTCAAGAAGCTTCCTGGGAAGATCGGCCGTGCCGTGTCCGGCATGTGGGATGGAATCAAAACTGCGTTTCGGTCTGCTCTGAACTGGGTGATCGACAAGTGGAACAATTTCAAAATCACGTTTCCGTCGATTGACACTCCGTTTGGTTCTATCGGCGGGTTCACGATTGACACGCCGAACATTCCCCGCCTCCACGATGGCGGTCTGGTCACTGGTCCCGCCGGGTCGGAGATGCTCGCCATTCTCGAAGCGGGGGAACGGGTTCTCTCCCGAGCTGAAGTGGCTGCCGGTGCGGATGATGTGCGGGGCATGTCGATCCGGGTGGAAACCACGGGGGATGCCCGCGTGTTGGCCCGTGAGATTGAACGGGAATCCCGGTATGCGCTCGCGTTGGGAGGCTGACCTGTGGCTCTCACTGAAGCCCACCAGCGGCAGTATCGGAGTCTGCTCATGGGGCCAGGAACCTCCTACATCATCGAGGAGGAGGAGGGGTTAGAAACCGTGTCCGTCCGGTCGGGCACCCGGCCCGCGCCTCGAGCTGCAGGATCTATCCCCGGTTTGCATGTGGCCGATTCGAAGCGGATCATCCTGAAAGGGTGGATCAACGGTACGTCGGTTGCTGACACTGAAACCAAGTGGATGGACATGCGGGCGGTCATGGTCCCATCCGAATCAGAACAGCATCAATACCTGTTCCGTCATATTGGCGGGGTCGACCGGTTCGTATGGGCCCGCCTCATCGATCGGCCGACACAGAGGAATGCGGATACGGAGACGGTCGGACTGATCCCGTTTGTCGTCGGATTCGAAGTCGCCGACCCGCGCATCTACTCGGTGGAACAACATTCGGAGACGATCCCGATCTTCTCGACGGGTTTCCCCGGCGTGGACTTCCCCCTCAACTTTCCGGTCAACTGGGATTCAGGATCCCAGGCGACAGCCTCCCTGTTCAACGCTGGCGATCAGGACGCCTACCCGTTATGCCGGTTCCAGTTCACCGCCGGAGGAACAGGAGACTTCGACGGGGTCGAGTTGACGAACCTGACGAACGGGGCGGTCCTGACAATCAACACGTCACTGACGGCCGGGCAGGTTCTGGAGGCGAACATGGACGCCTACGTGCGGGCCGTCGCCGACAATCTGATCATCTACATTGGCAGTTCGTCCCGGTTCGGCGACTGGGCGCATCCTCGGGAACTGTTCTACCTCTCCCCTGGTTTCAACGAGCTCACCTTTGAAGTTCTCGGTTCGAGTCCGACCAGCGACGCCGCCTGCAGCGTGTTATGGCATGACACGTCCCTCTAGATAGGAGCCGACTTTGGCCACGACATATTCTGATCCCACAAAGTGGCTCGCCTGGGCTCTCCAGGCGCGCACAGACGCGTCCGCGGGTGCAGAGGATGACGTGTCCGGCGAGGACGCCCGCGTTCCCTTGGACATTTTCACCGAAGGTGTCGTCTCCGGCCTGGAAGTGTCGGAGCGAGGCGCTGGGGCGAACTTGAGTGTCGACGTGTCGCCTGGCCTGGCGGTAATCGAAGGCGCGAACGTCGATCAGGGGAAGTATGCGGCGAAGATTGCCGGAGCGTCAGCTTTCAACGTGACAATCGGCGCGGCAGACGTGTCGAACCCTCGTATCGACGAAATCTACCTGGTGGTCCTGGACGACGGCTACGACTCGTCGGGTTTCGTCCTCCCTCGTATCGCGGTGAGGGATGGCACCCCCGCATCATCTCCGTCGGCTCCGGGTCCGGACGGCGGGTGGGATGCTTACCTGCTGCTCGCCACGATTGCAGTGGCAGCGAACGAGACGGAGATCACGAACGCGGAGATCACTGACGGAAGAGTCCAGGCGGCCCTTGTCGCCGACCTGGTGACCACGGATTCGATTCAGGATGATGCGGTGACCGGTCCGAAGATTGCTACCGATGCGGTCACCCCGTCGAAGATCATCGCTAACGCCGTATCCACATCGAAGATCATCGACGGTGCGGTGACCACGTCGAAAATTGCCGACGATGCGGTTACGGTCGCCAAGATTGCCAACACTATCGGGATCGTCACTGTTGGCGGGGGGGCAAATACGACTAGCTCCGCCCTTACTACTTCGTTCGTTGACATGGTGTCAGACAGTTTCAGTCTGCCGTCTGGTTGGTCGTCGGCCTTGATTATGGCGTGGGGTGGGACCGCCGTGAGAAGTAACGGCGTGCCGATCGCTTTCGCCGAAGCACGCATCGAAATCGGAGCTAATAACGGGACGGTTGGTCAGGCTCCCGGTGATGGTGACTACACCATGGTGGCTCGGCATGAGGCGTCGGTTACGGGTACGGTGACCGTTGCCTTGGCCGCCCGCAAGATCCAGAGCGGCGATGACTACGACAGGTTCTCGGCGTCGGTGAGCTGGATCGCGGTCCGTACTGGCTAATGGTCTAGCTTATCCGGCTTACCCGAGTCGCGTAGCGAGACGAGAAGAATGCCGGCCAGCAGGAGGAACCCGGCCAGAAGTCCGAGGCCGTTCTCTATACCAGTGAAGGGCAGTTCAGTGAGTGTTGCATTGGGTGCAGCCTGTGTAGTCTGTGCAGTCTGTGGGACGGCAGGCTGGGTTGTTGAAGTCACCGGAGGCGGAGTAGTCGAAGTCTCCGCAGGCAGAGTGGTCGTAGTCGTTTCTTCGGCGGCAACCTCACACACGTCAGTGTCAGTCTCAAGCCGATCTCCGGGGTCGATGAAGATGAGCTTTCTGTCACGGCAAACCTGGATTGACTCCGCCGGTCCCGCATACGGTTGAGTGGTGGTTGTCGGCTGCTCGCATACTGGGAAGGCGCCCGACTCAACCAGTATCCAACCGTCATCCCATATCCACACTTCGTAAGTGCTGGTCCCCGTCGCGCCGGTTGTTTCACCGGGAGCCACCAGTTGTTCCTCCGCTTCGGCTGTCCCTGACTCGAAGGCGTAGATGCGTACTGGCATCGCGGAAGTGTTGGTGACTATCACCGAGGAGAATCCGAAATTGTCACATTCGAATTGGATGGCCACGGATGGTGCCGTGTTAACACTTCCGAATAGTGTGAGCGCTAATAGCAGGCTGATCATTTCTTCTCCCTGTCGTCGTTCTTCGCCTGCTCGAGTAGTTCAATAATCGTCTCGCTCAGGGTCTGATCCTTGTTGAGTGCTCGTATGCGGAGCCACCTGTGCAGCTCGTCTGGTAATGCCGCCTTCACCCATTTCATAGTGTTAACTGTAGCGTGGGGTGTTAATTGTGTCAAGGGGGTCTTGTGGCCTATTCCGTATCAGTGGTGAAGCGGACCCCCACCCAATCGTCCACTCCCACGCTGGTGGAGGTCGGTCCGATCCTCGACCCGTCGGGGCTCTCCTGGTCCGACGAGCTGAACCGGGAGACCGAAGCGTCCGTCTCCTGCGACCCGCGGCTCCTCTCCGAACCGGTGAAAGTGCAGATACGGGAGGATCTGGACGACGATTCGGATACGCCCGGATTGGAACTGTGGATCTACCGGGACAGTGTCCGGGTGTTCGAAGGCCCGATTGTCGGCTATCAGATTCAGGGTGAGGCGAACACGCTGACCGTCACCGCCCGCGGCCTCCTTTACTACCTGCGGGGGATGTGGCTGCTGGCTGACTTCGCCCAGACTGACGACCAGTATGACATTGGGAAGATGCTGGTCGACCAGTGGCAGGCGGAAGACTACGGCCATTTCGGGATTGACACGTCGGGTATCGGCACGTCGGGGACGAACCGGCAGCGGACCTGGCTGGCCCACGAACAGCACAACGTCTTCCAACGGCTCTCTGAACTGGCCGATGTGAACGGCGGCTTCGACTACTGGGTTGAGAATGAAACCCGCGACCTCGAGTTTGCAGCAGCCCGCGGAACCGACCTGTCCGCCACCGTCTTCTTAGACCGGCGGGGTGTGGTCGACCCGGGGATAGCAGTGTCGAAGGCTGCCGGCTCGTTCGCCTCCACCGCCTTCGCCTCGTCGTCCGGTGACATGGTGCTCACCTCGTCGGATGTGGATGCGACCCTCCGCCAATCTTTCGGATATTGGGGTCATGCTGAAACGTTCGACGGGGTGACGGTTCAGGCCACGTTGGATGACCATGCGGCCCGTCTGCTGGCCGACCGGAATCGGGTCATGTTCGTTCCCGCCCCTTCGGTAATCCCGGTGTCTGGTTCGTCGCCGACTGCGTTCGACCCGGGCGACACGATCGAATTCTCGTACGACTTCGGAGTGGGAACGGTGACCGTCCAACGGCGCGTGTTGAAGAAGCAGGTTTCTGTGGGTGATGAGGGGCAGGAGGATATGGGTGTGGCCTTCGCATGAGACGTTTCGATGGGCAGGTCCGCACGCTCGCCGAACTGAACCGGAAGGTCACTGATCTTGCGTCGACGGTGTTGACCCGGCTGACACAGAAGCCACATGGCGTCCTCGGCTATGCCGTTACTACAACCAACCAGTCGGGCATTTCCACTGAAGCTGACATTGCCGGGCTGGCAGCCACTGTCACTGTCCCTGCGGGCCGTCTCGTGAAACTCTCCTACTCGCTGGCGTTGAACAACGACGGCTCTCCTGCCGCCGATCAGGTTGGGCGTATCCGAATCAAAGAGGACACCACTGTTCTCAAACTGGTCGACGTGAACATGGAGACGGCTGGTGGAACGGTCGGTACTGCCAGCTGGTGTGTCGAAGCCCCATCGGCCGGAGCGCACACTTACAAGCTGTCCGCTGAGAAACCGGTCGGTGCGGGAACCATCCAAGTGTCTTCGGCAGGGGTCAAGTCTGAATTCCTGGTCGAGGATATCGGCTCAGCCTGACCGATCGGCTACACCCACCGTCCAGAGGGGCATAAATGGCAACTATCCAACTCACTATTCCAGACGAAGCCGTATCAAGGGTTATCCATGCTCTCTGTGTCAACAGCGGGAAGATCCCAGAGGATGCGGCCAACGCCAAACAGGCGTTGGTTGAGATTGTCAAGGGGATCGTGGGCAGCGTGGAACGCCGAGAGGCGGAAGCTGCCGCCCTCGGCACGATTGTCAACTCCGACACTGAGGGGATAGTCACCTGAGGAGAGGCTGGATCTCGGCCTGACCGTCCGGCTATAGAGAGGGAATCCTATGCGTGCCGTTTGGCTGGCCGACATTCTCACCGATGCTGGACTGACCGTCCGACCGTATCCGGGTTGGGAGACCCGAGGCGGGAACACGTTCGCTCCCCGCGGACTCATATGGCATCACACGGTGACCAAACCGTCCACCACCGATTCGACCGTAGACAAAATGCTGGCCGTTTGGGGCTCGAGCACCGTACCGCCTCCGTTGGCGAACTATTCGACCAACCGTGACGGCACCGTTTCGATCATCGCCGCCGGAATAGCGAACCATGGCGGGGCGGGGTCGTGGAATGGATTGTCCGGCAACCGGTACTGGTTCGGCGACGAAATGAAAAACCTTGGCACGTCGGCAGAGCCGTGGCCAGCCGTCCAACTCGAAGCGGCCCGTCGTGCTGCCGCCGCTGTCCTCGCACATATTGAAGCGGACCAGTCGTGGATGTGCGGCCATAAGGAGTATGCGCCCGGCCGGAAGGTCGACCCGCACACGTTGAACATGACAGACGAGCGGGCCCGTGTAAAGCGTCTGCTCTTAAAGGAGAATCTTATGCTGCCTATCGGTCCCGGCTCACCAGCCGAAGACATCCGTTCCGTCCAAGGACTGCTCAACACGGCGTTCAACGCTGGGCTGACCGAGAATGGGACATGGGATGCGGCGACGAAGAATGCTGCCGCCGTCCACCTCGGCTCGGCCACCGGTGATACGGCGGCGAAGGCTGGCAACTATGTGAACGCCCGCATGTACCGAGCTCTCCTCATCGGACTGGTCAGAGCGGTCGGTGGAGGGGTGGTCGACCAGGTGGCCCGTGATGCTGCCGCCCTGGCCAATTCGAGACTGTCGAAGGTCAAGTCGGTCCTGTGAACCATGTTCTCCATGTTGAGGATGAGGGCCGGCCTGATGGTGGTGGCCCGCGTGTGATGCGCCCCTGGTGTGAATGCGGCTGGCTGGGTGTCCGCTCCTATGCGGACCTGGCCGCACAGGATTGCCGCGACCAGTTCTACATGCATTTGGAGGAGGCTCAGGACGATGCTCCGTAATCTCGTCTTCGCCTTCCACGCGGTCGACCATGCCCATGTTGTGATCACTGCGGTCGTCTGGGCTGTCGGCTTCTTCTACATTGCGGTAACCCTGCCCAAGGTGGGGCCGATCCGCCGGGTCTCCTACATTCTCGCCCTTCCCCTATGGGCGATCGGCTCGGCCATCTACGTGTATGCGGCTGTAGCCGGAAACTTCGAACAGGGCACGCGCCTGTCACCGTTGGCGATCGGAATCCGAGTGCTCCTATTCGGCATCGCCCTGGAAGGATTACTAGTCCCGTTTATTGACAGGTTGGAGGGCCGTCACCGTCCGCAGGAGATACGCATCCTTCCGGACGGATCATGACGCCGGCTGAGATTACGGCGGGGATCTCACTGGCTACCGCTATCGCTGCCGGAGCGGGAGCGTGGACAGCGTATGTGAAGTCGAATCGGATGACCGAATCGCAGGTTATCGAAGTGACCGCGAAGACAGCGAAGGATGTTGTGTCGCTGGTCAACGTCCAGTTGGACCGGTCGATGACCGACTTTCAACGATTGTCGGAACGGGTCGAAGCTCTCGAGGAGGCTCTGACCAAGGAGCGAGGTAAGAACATGAGCCTCCAACTTCAACTGGGCATGGTCCGGAAGCGGGTGAAGACTCTCGAAGAGTTCATCCATTCGAAGGGTTTCACCCCGCCACCTCACGTGGAGGACGAATGAGCACCACTGAACTGCTGACGTTGATGACTGCTGTTGTGGTGCTGATTACGGCGGTTGCCACCTGGCGGATCAACCAGCTAGCCAAAGCCGTCCAAGAGGTCCATGTCATCGTCAACTCACGGATGACGGCAGTCCTGGCGCGGGTGGAGCAACTCACTGAAGCGCTCGAAACGTCAGATACGGACGTACCCGTAGACCCCGAAGAGAGGAAAACCCATGAGCGTTGAACGCGTCCTAGTAATCGTGATCCTGGTCGTACTGGCCGTCTGGCTGGTACGCACCCTCATTTGACCACGGTTCTAATCCTGATCCTGATCGTCGCCGTCCTATACGGCGTCACCAGAATCATGCGATGACAAAGGAAAACCCCCGCCAGTGCGGCACTTTCGCACCGCACGGCGAGGAGGATTACTCCAAGTATCGACATATCTCGATCCTAAGTCAAGACAAAGCTATCCCCCACGGCCGGGGTGAAGGGAGCAGCAAAATGGGAGACTTCGACGACCTGTACCAGGGACGAGCGTCCAACCGGAGCTGGCTGGCCGACCGTACACCTGAACAGCAGGACTGGCTCAACGAGCTAGCCGCACATATCCGTGAGGCGGGACGGGAGCCGTCTGTCTCATGGCGAGAGTTGAACCGCAGATTCGACTCCCGCTGGCCGGGTGAGGCACCAGCCGACGCAACCATTTTCGCCCAGCATGTACGCAGCCTGGTCGCCCAGTGAACGACTTCAACGACCTGTATCCGAAACCGTTACGACTGCTGTTCTACGACACCGAGAATACGCAGATCGAAATCGGAGGGCGGGTCTGGTCGCTACGGCAAGAGGGCTATCTGCCTCACCATTTCGTCAAACAGCCGAAGCATCTGATCTGCTGGTCGGCGAAGTTCTCCGACGAAACCGAAGTCCGCTCCCAGGTTCTCACGTCGAAGGAGGCGAAGGCTCACGACGACGGACGGATTGCTGACGGGCTCGCCAAGCTGATAGGCAAGGCGGACTATGTGGTCGCCCACAACGGCGACTCGTTCGACATCAAGAATCTGAACACCCGCCTGTTGGCCAACAAGCTGACACCGTTGGGGAACATCCAGTCGATCGACACTCTGAAAATATCACGCCAGTCGTTCAACCTGGAGTCGAACAAGCTCGACTATCTCGCTCAGTTCCTACAGTTCGACGGGAAACTACCCACATCTATGTCCCTGTGGGATCGCTGTTGGGATGGCGAGTCAGTGGCGCTGGCGGAAATGCGCGCTTACAACGAGTACGACTCGGTGCTGCTGGAACATGTTTTCCACGCCATCTCCCCCTACTCAAAAACCCTTCCGAGACTGGTCGACGCGGCGGAATGGCGACAAGAGTTGTGTCCATACTGCGGAAGCCAGGAGCGCACCAAGTCGAAGGTGCCGCATCGGACGAAGGTGAACACCTACCCGAAGTATCGGTGTTCCGGTTGTAAGCGGGAGTATCGGGGCTGGCAGGCGGTCGGCTCTAAGAAACCAGCCAGCGTCGGCCTCTAACAATTCGGTGTCCGCTGCTGCGCACGGCGGTTACCGACAGCCAGGTCAGTCCGAAAGGTGATGCGCGAGAGCCAGTGCCCCCGTCGTGAGGCGGGGATTACGCCGCCAACCATTTCGATGGGGAAGCACTCTCGTTGCGCTGACCTGGCGTTCTCTTCCTCGGCTGCCCGGTCCCGCCCCCGGCCTGTCGAGGACCTCCGGAGCAGGGGGCTTCTCTCCCGGCCCCCTGCTCCACCGCAAAGGTTCGGATGTTCCGTGTTCTTCCGGGGAACGCGACATCCCGTCAGGCAGCCCCTCAACGCGTGGGGGGACGAAGTGGAGTCGGCGCGCTGCCTTGCCCTCCACATTCACTCACGGCATACCTCACGAAGTTGTGAGGTATGCCCAACTTGTGAGGTATTGCCCTGTGAGCGCAACGTTCTTGCACCGTCAGGTCAGTATTGAGACTGCTGCTATTGGGATTGTCTCCACATGGGAGGCGGCGGTGCTTCTCTCCGGTCATGGGCCGACCGTGACCAGCCAGGTTCGACGTCTGCCGAAACCGTTACGGGTTCTCCTGGTCGCCGGATTGACCGCCTGGATGGTCCAACACTTCGAGGTGCGCTGATGGCCATTCACGCTCCCGTCGCCGCCGTCATCTGCCCCCGTTGCCCGTCAGACTCTGCAACCCCCTACTTCGTCCAAGACCATTCGGGGCGGCTGGTCTGCACCGTATTGGAATGCATGGTCTGCGGCTTCCTGCAGCTCGTCTGATGTACGTCACATTCTTGGATGCGTCGGCGAACGCGCAGCTTGTCGGCCGGCTGTTCAGAGATCTCATATCCGACTTAGAAACGGAAACACTGGCCGACATGCTCGGCCTCGAAGAAGGAGAGACATGAGCCAACAGATCCTCGTATCACAACCATCAGCGAAGCCGACTAGGAAGGTGCGGATTGCCGGTTACGCCACGGCAGCCCTCACCATTGCCGTCTATGTCGCTTCTGCTATAGGCGGAGAAGAGGTCATCTCCGAGGAGGCGTTGACCAATGCGATAACCGTCCTGGGCACCGCCCTGGTTCCCGTGGTGAGCGCATGGCTGGCCAAATCGGATGCGACCGAAGCGTGAGCTTCTACACGTGGGCGTGGCTGTTCTGGCTCGCCTTCTTCCTCACCATTGAAGGATCCGCCATCTTCCGCAAAGCCCGAGGCGCAACCCTATCCGAACATGTTTGGGCCTGGTTCCAAATCAAAGACAAGCCCGCCCAGTGGACATGGCGGCGGATAGTCCTAGCAGGATTCCTCTGCTGGCTGCTCATCCACATGGTCGCCGGATTCTAAAGGAGAACTCGATATGGGAGACAAACTATGAAGATTTTCGTTGACTGGCCGTGGAGCTCAGATGTTCGCCGTTACGGGGTGCCAGCCCGTGCCTACATTCACACCAAAGGCTGGCTGATCACCATAGGTCTGTTCCCCTGGGTGAGAGGACAGGTGTGGACTGGGGCCGAAGGCTGGACGGGACGGATGCGTTGGATCACTTGGGCGCCCACCTTCAAGTATCACCGACCTGAAGCCTGCAATGTAGGCACTCTCCCTTCGGGCTTTTCGGATTCTTCTGGTGGCAACGTGAACGTAGTGTGGGGAGATTGATATGGGAGACGAACAGCAGCAGGTCAGTCCCGCCGAACAGGCGGCGAACGCGGCACGGGCCCGTGCTGAAGCCGCCAAGTTTCTTGCCGAAGCCCGCAAGGAGGATGCGCTCGCCCGGAGTGCGGAAGCATCAGCCGACCAGGCTGAGTTGAAGGCGACCGTCGCCGGCGAGGAGGATGCTGCCCGTCGGGCATCCGACGAACATAACCATGTGTACCGGTTCGACGGAGAAGTCGGAGCCACCTCGGTTGGCAAGTGTATTAGCAAGCTGACCGAATGGCATCGGCTCGACCCCGACTGTCCCATCGAAGTCATCTTCTCAAGTCCGGGCGGGAGTATTTTTGATGGTATGGAGCTTTTCGACTTTATCGTCGAGCTGGGTGAGAACGGTCATGAGGTTACGACCGGTGGGGCGGGCATGGCCGCCTCAATGGCGGGGATTCTCGTCCAGGCCGGTACGAAACGGTTCCTCACCAAAGAATGCTGGCTGCTCATCCACCGGGCCGCGTTCGGTGTGGTGGGTCAGACCTTCGAGATTGAGGATCGGGTGAAGCTGATCCAGCGGATCGAGAAGCGGATCATCGACATTTTCGTCTCCCGGTCGAATGGGAAACTGTCAGCGTCGAAGATCAAACGGAATTGGGAGCGCCGCGACTGGTGGCTGTCATCCGACGACTGTCTGACGTTAGGGCTGATCGACGAGGTGCGCGGACAGATTCCCGCCGTCTGAGAAGCCTGGTATGATCTGTGTACGAAACGACTGTTTCTAGTCCTGATCTGCCCGTCTGCACCCCCCGTCGTTATTGGCGGGGGGTGTTGACATTCCCGACAACATGTAGATAATGGACAGCATGGGAGAATCAGCAGACAGTTTCGTGGACTACGACCTGCCCGGCCGTGGGACCACTCGTTTTCATTGGGAGTACGAACAAGTGAACGTTGAGATTGCCACGATGGCCGACCCGCCCGGATCGGTGCCCCCCCGCATCTACATTCGCCGGCGCATGGTGTCCGACTGGGAACCGTACAACCCCGTAGAGGTCGCATGAGCACAATTGATATGATGCAGTTTGAATTGGGCGACGAATTGCCGCCGGGTGTCCGTGTGGTGTTCGCCTCACTGCGCGAGGGCGGCGGGATAACAGCCATCGTCATCATTGACGACACCGACGGTGTGTTGAAGCATCACCACGACTGCGATGAGCATCACCCCCTGGCGTGACGGCGGTTACAAATCAGGTTACAGGGACCATGACCGGATACCTCATAGATGCGGGGTAGCTCACGAAATCGTGAGGTATCTATTAGGCTCCGCGGGTAGGACTCGAACCTACAACCAATGGATTAACAGTCCAACGGTCATACACGACAACAGATATCACCAGCTATCACATATGGCAGGTGGGAGACGACAACAGATATCAGGAGTGATCAAATGAGTACGTTACAAACGGCGTTACACAGGGGCGGGTGCCCTCACCTAGACCTCGGCGTCTGCACCTGTAAGGGAGCAACTCCTTCATCGCCGAAGCAACGCGGGTGGGAGTGTCCGGGCTGCGGGCGCGCTTTCGCACCTTGGTTCCGCGGTCCCTGTCTACACGGAGCCGACGATGCTGGAAGCAATTCTGCGGCTCCCGGCCCGTTCACCTGCTGATTAGTCGTCCCATCGCCTCAGCCGCCAACTCCTGTTGACATTCCCGGCAACATGTAGATAATGGACAGTATGGGAGATCAGACCATATGAACACACTTCAGGTGCTGACCCTGACCCTAGCCATTATCAGCTACGCGGTCTTCGCATACGCGGCACTGGACGCTTGGTTCCACTCGGCGCAACTCCAACGTGCCATTGACGGCCTCGAGCCTCGAGCGCATCGTTGGGAATGGCAGACTCATCTAGACCAATGGTTAGACGCACTTATCGAGCGAGTATGAGCGAGTTCTTCGATCCTGTCCGAAACATCCAGTCGATCGGACCTTTCCGGCGTTATCCGGTTGTGATGAACGGATGGACGGTGCCTCACCTAGAGGCCAAGGAAACCAGTCAGGGTGTCACCCTCATGCTCGACCACAGATTCACTATTGATCTGAACGAGTCGACCGAGCCCGGAGCTGTCGTCTGGTTCATCGCCAATGCGGTCGCCGTGGCCAAGGGTTACGCCTGCCATCCGACTAAGGACGGCTGGGCAGACGAGGACAGGACTAACCCCCCATCGAATCCGATGTGGCCTTGGCGGCATATGGCGTCGGGCGATTATCTGGCCGTGAGTGGCGCGTCACCCGCTGATTAGTCTGCCCATCATCTCGGCAGCGCCACGCCGCGCATCGTCGGTCCCATGCGTATACCGGTCAAGGCTGAATCCGACGGTGGCATGGCCGAGCAGCTGGCTGACGGTTTTGGGGTCGATGCCTGCGGCTACGGCGAGGGTTCCCCAGGTATGTCGGACATCATGTAGCCGGACCTCTGGTACTTGGGCCTGACGGGCTAGCCGTTTGAACGCCTGCGAGTAGGCGTTGGGTCTGATCCCGGTGCCGTCCGGGTTGACCACAACGAATCCACTATCGGTCCACGCCTCGCCTTGTGCGAGGCGTTCCTTCTTTTGGCGGAATAGCTCGGACCGTAACACATATGTTACGCCCTCATCTAGGGGGATGGTTCGCCGTCCCTGCTTCGACTTGGGTGACGGCTTATCGACAACCCGCCCTTGGATCTCAAGCCGGGTTGTACGTACATCTGCCGTACACGCCTCCAGGTCGACGTTCTCCCAGCGGAGCCCGCACACTTCCGCCCGGCGCATCCCAGTCGCTGCGGACAGCAGATAGCCGACCCCCCAACGGTGCTCTCTGGCGACTCGGAGGAAGGCGGTCAACTGGTCGGGCGTCCATGTGGCGAACTCTCTTTTCTCCTGCTTCGGAGTGATCGCCGACACGGCCGGGTTTTCGGACAGGTACTTCCACATGACCGCATGGGCGAACATGCCATGAAGCACACGGTGGACAGCTTTGATCAGGGCCGGGCTCTTCCCCTCGTCCAACATCCGCCCGTACATGGCAGAGAGCAGATCAGGTGTGATGTCTCGGAGGCGTCGTCGGCCGATCAGGCGGACCGCATGATTATGCAGATGGGCCCGGTAGGAGACGAGCGTCGACTGTTCCACATCATTCCGGGCGGCCAGATACGTTTCAACAAACGCGGCCACTTTCATGTCGCCACGCCGTTCGTCGAAACTCATGCCCTCTTTGAGTTCGGCAGCTTTCTCGTCAAGCCAGGCTCGAGCTGATTCCTCAGACGGTAGAATCTTGGTCCGCTGCCGGCGTTGTCCGGTCACCGGATCCGAACCGATATCCCACCAGACTCGGAACCGGTCACCGTACGGACGTATCGTCCCCTTCATCATCAAGCTCCTGCAATACAATCCCGAGTATCGCATCGACGAGACTGTCTATCCACTCTTGATCCACACGGACCCCCATCCGTCGTGGCCTCCCCACCTCACCCCTGACGCTATTCTGACCGTACAGGGCCCCGCCGATGGACGCATGGGTCTACTGGCCCAAAGTCTTCCGGATATCTTGCACCATCGCCGCAATGTGCTTCTCGATGACATTGCGTAACGCCTCTGAGATTTCTGGTCTTCTGGTCCAACCCTGGATTCCCAGGTCGCTGATTTGGTCCGCCGTCTCCAGCGGCCCGTCGTAGCCGGCAACGCGGAGCAGCTGACCTCCCGCCCCCGAAGCATCGTCGAGTCGTCGTAGATCCTTCTCGGCGGGTAGATGCACTCGGTCGCCTCGTTCCAGTCTGCTAACAAGTGAGAAGTTCCATTCGGCTTGTCTGGCTAGCTCACGTTGCGACAGTCCGGCCCGTTCCCTGGCGGTGCGTAGTGCGACTGCGAGGGGGCCGATCCGTGGGTCCGCCATTGTCTCCCTTTCGTCGGTCTGATGGTCATGTTGCCAGAGGCGGACTCACCGGTCAATAGGTGAATACCACCATAAATACAGGGGTGTAACCCACTCTGCGTGTCCTGGGGAAAGTTTTCTCACTTAGAGTGTTGACAGACAGCTCCACATGAGTATGCTCTATCAACATGAGTACCGGATCGGACACGACACTCGGCACCGCCCTCCGATATGCAGCCGAACGACTCCTCGAAGCCGCCGACGCAGCCGACCGGACCCGACTCCCCGAACTGCTCACTCCGAAGCAGGCCGCGGAAGTCTTCCAGGTTTCTCAGCAGACCGTCTACCGGTGGATCCAATCCGGCCGGTTAGAGGCAAAGCAGATCGGCGACCAGTATCGGATACCCGCCGACGCCATCCGCAGGCTCGGCACATGATCTGGCTGGTCCTCATCTGGACGGCCCTCATCATCCTGGGTGTCCTGTTCTTCATGGGGGCCAGCCGACGATGAGCCTCACCATGAACGACCTGCGGGTGCGATCAAGAGTAGAGCAAGTAGCTGGGCGAGCAATGGTTGTAGACGCTCGTCCCGTCACTCTCGATGATCTGGTCGAAGTCCTCGAGGAGCAAGGGGCGGAGACGCGTCAGTGGCCCGGTCCCATATCGATGTATCCGAGGGGTCACCCGGATCTAGGCGACGACCTGCCTGCTGGCACCTATCTGGTCTTAAAGGTCGACGCATGAGAACGTGGACGGTTCGGACTATCGCCCGTAGCGGCTCCGACTACATGGAGCTCACCTTCCCCACCTCGAGGCCCGCCTACCGGTTCGCCATCGACTGGTTCCTCGACGACCCCACCCTCCTACGCATCGAACTAACCGACTCGGCAGGCAGGGCGGAGCCGCTCGTCATGGACCGGAGGGGGTAGAGCAGTGAACAAGGAACTGAAGGGTTGGCGCATCATCACTCGTCACAACGAAGCGCTCAACCGGACCGTCTACCGGGTGTTCCTGCCGGGGGCGCATGACCGGTTCTACTCCCGGCCGCCCCAGTGGGAAGACTTCGACGATTACGACAGTGCTCTTGCCCACTACCACGACAGGGCCGGCTGGACGGTTGTTAACGAGGAGCAGCCATGACCCGCCAGGCCGACCGCCGCTACACGCGGGAGCTCGAAGAGTACTGGAAACACGAACGATGGTTTGACGCCTGTGTCGCCATGCATCTCAACCGTGAGGCAGGCGCCCAACTCACCCCCGACGAGCAAGCAATGGCCTGGGTTGGAGAAGCCCTCGTACAAGCGGTCGATAGACGCGAAACGAAGAATAGTTGACGCGTAATGGACATAGAGCACCCCGACAAGAGCACCGCTCCGAGCGTTTCGAAATGATGTATGCAATGGACAATGCTCAACGCGAAATCAAGATCGGATACTCCACCGATGGGCACCGAAGAATTTCGGCGCACACGACTAATGGTTTTGAACTTCTAGCTGCCTGGCCCGCCACCCAAGACGACGAAAAGGAAACGCATAAAAGGTTGCGACCGCACCGGATGGAGGGTCGAGGCAAGGAGACCTACCTGGGGACCGAAGTCTACGACTACATCACCGGGCTATTGGGACGCAATTATGCGGCCCCCACGATCGCAGAGGCAAGGGCCCTGCCGCGACTCCCAATTGAAGTCTGGGGTTTCGGTAAAGACCTGACACACGTTCGAGCTGACGGTCAGGGTTCCCTATTGGATGCCTACGAACCCCACGACAGGCCTCGCCTCATCAGTGAACTGCCCTGGAACAGCAGCGAATCGGACGAATGGTTTACGCCGGCCCACATCATTGAGCCAGCCCGACGCGCAATGGGAACTATCGACACCGATCCTGCCTCCTGTGCGGAAGCCAACAAAACCGTTAAAGCGGACCTTTGGTACGGGAGACATCAAGACGGACTAGACCCGCTATTGCCCTGGCGTGGCAACGTGTGGCTCAACCCCCCCTATGGCACCGGCAATTCGTCGGCGGGTCATTTTGTTGATCGGCTTGTTCGTGAACTGGGGCAAGGCGCTGTCCACCAGGCGGTCACCTGTCTAAACCTCAACAGTATGGGAAGCCTCTGGTTTGAAACCATATTCGATGTTGCCGCCCTGCATTGTATCTATAGGGGCCGCATCAATTTCACGCCACCTGGAGGCGGCAATTCGTCACCGACAAAGGGCACCGTCCTGTCCTACTTCGGAAAGAACCTGGAGGCGTTCGCCGAACAGTTCCGACCTTTGGGTCACGTCTTAGAGGTGCGCGCATGAGCAGCGAGTTTGACGGTCTTGTCATTGTCAAAGCCGGTCCTTCCGCCTACCAGCGGGCGTTGATTGAAGCATCCCGACTGTACGGCCCGGACGTTGAACTGAATCAGATCGGCTGGGATGGCGACGAGGTCACCTTCGAGGTTGTCGAATGATCCGTCGACGCTGGTTCAAACCCTGGAAGTTCGAATACGAGTGGGTCCACACCGGCTACGGAGCCGTCGTCGGTTATGCGTGGACCCGACGGACCGCCAGACGACGACTCGACCGTGCCATCGCAGAACTGGTTTCGGACTGATGCTGATAGTCCGCTGGCTCGCCCACAGGATTCGGCAACGGAGGTTTAAGGACACGCATCCTTCCTCCCCCTCCGTTGCCGAAGTTTTACGCATCTACAAGGTGAGCGGATGAGCGACATGGTCATCAGCCTCATCGTCTACAGCCTGTTCAACATTCTCTGTGTGGCCGCAGTGGCCGACATATGGAGACAGACCAGATGATCGAATCGTTCACTATCGGTCTGGTCTCCGGGACTATCGCCTGCCTCATCTACATCATGTTCGCCGGACGGGTAAAAGCGAACCGTCTCGTCCAGCATGGTCTACGCAATCTCAAATGTGCATTCGGCGCACACAGCTACATCTTCAACTGGAATGCGCCATATTTTACGCAGCCTGCCCGCTGCACCTGGTGTGGACATCACGGACCCTGGCGGCGGATCCCATGAGCCGACTTGCACCGAACGTCACCGCAGCATTCCTGCCCAGTTTGGCCCAGATCTACCAAGCAATAGAACCGCTAGCTACCGCCCAATACGGCGAGCTCTACCTCGATGGGACTCTCTCGGTACGACACCCAGACGGGTTCACCGTCGGTCGGTTTGTCATGGAAGACGAATGGTGGATATTCGAAGTCGGAGAAGACCCGTGACTCAGCGTCTTGTTCAGGGTGGACTCCCCCAGCGGATCATCCGCACAGTCGAACAGTCCGGACCGGTCTCCGGCCGGCAGCTCGCCCACCATTTCGGCCTCACCCCCAAAACGGTCAACCGGGCCCTCCACCGGCTCGCCAGCCGCAACCTGCTCCGACAGGCCGACGGACTATGGGAGACCACATACAAGCCCCCACCAGCCACCAAACCACCCAACTTAACCTGGTATGACCTGCGGGCCTGCGCCACCGCCGACCCCACCATCTTCTACAACGGCGACCATCTCACCGAAGCGCTCACCTACTGCGCTGCCTGCCCGGTCACCATTCAATGCGCCAACCTGCGAGCCGAAACGGAACGACGGTTCAACTCGCCAGCCCCCGGCATCTGGGGCGGACAACTCTGGGTCATCGCATCTGTTGGACTCAACGGCTACCGGGCAAAAAAGGCCGCCGCATGAGGCTTGGCATTAATTGGCCACGAGTGTGCTGGTTTTTCGGTCACAACTATCACATTCCAGTGATGAAACCCTTTGACCCCATTTGGTGCAAGCGGTGTGGAGAAACCATCTATCCGATTGAGCGACCATGACCTGGAAATGCCCTGAATGCGGCATGGAAACCAGCCAGCCCGACACAGCCGAAATCGTCGTCTGCCGACAATTCAACAAACACAAAAAAGGCAAAGGTGTCGTCATGGAACAAGTAGAGGAGAGCAGCGATGGGTGAGCCTCGAGGGTACACCCGGGCCACCACCATCGCCGGCACCCTCGCCGACCGGTACGGACTCGAAAAGTGGGGTAACCGTAACGTCGTCCTGGGTATAGCCGCGCGACCCGACCTGTACGCCCTGGCAGCCTCCTGCACCGCCGACGACAAACAGCAGTTACAGAAGATCGTCGACCAGGCCCAGGAAGCCGCCAAAGCTCAGTCAGGCGCCAACCTCGGCACCGCACTCCACCGCTTGACGGAACGGATCGACAGCGGGGAGCTTCTCGACGTTCCCGACGCCTGGAAGCCTGATATTGACGCCTACTGCCAGACCCTCGCCGACGCACACATCAGCATCGATCTGGAATGGATGGAACGGGTTGTTCTCATCCCCGAATTCAGTGCGGCCGGCACCCTCGACCGGCTCGTCACCATCGACAACGGATCCACCTACATGGTCGCCGACCTGAAAACCGGTAAAGACGTTGTCAGCTACGGCATGAACGATATTGCCATCCAGCTCGCCCTATACGCCAACGCCACTCACGCCTGGGTTGGCGATGCGGCCACAGTCCCCCGCGACCAGTGGGACCGCTACCTACTCCCCGATCCTGAAGAATCCGGTGCATACGACCCGATGCCAGAAGTCAACCAGGAGAAAGCGCTTGTCATACACCTGCCAGCAGGCCGAGGCGAATGCCATCTATATGAGGTTGATATTAAGGCGGGTTTAGGGGCTGCACGGCTCGCATTAGATGTACGTGAATGGCGTAACCGTGACGACCTGTCCAACCCGTTCCAACCCAAAGGAGGACATTTACAGCTGGTAAGCGACGACTGGTAAACATCGCAAGTCAAACGACTATAGGAGACAAACCAATGTCATTCGATTACAACCAATACGCCTCAAACGGCGACTACGCCACGTTCAAAGAGGTCGGCGACCAGGTGGTCGGCATTATCAAAGCCGTCAGAGAAGGCCGCGATTTCAACGGCAACCCCTGCCCCGAACTCATCCTAGAAACGGGAGATGACGGCGACGAGACGACCGTCACCGCCGGACAAGTCCTCCTCAAGGCCGCCCTGGCCGAGAAGGCTCCGCAGGTGGGAGACAAGATCCGCATCACCTACAGCGGAGTCGGCGATGCGAAACCAGGCAAGGCGCCGGCCAAGCTGTTCACCGTTGACGTGAAGGCCGGTCCGCATGAGATCCAGCAGCCGGTCGTCGCCAACAGCGAAGCCCCCTTTTAACCCGACGGGAGCAGCCGTCACTACTGGCGGCTGCTCCCACCCGTATCGGATGACGATCGGACCAGCCCGGAAATGCACAGCCTGCGGAGCGATATTCCCCAAATGAAGGCGCACATTGAACCTCTCCGAAACTCTACGACGGCTACCAGACCACTATGAGGTCATCCTCAAGCCGAAAGGCGGCACCGTCGAATATGCGGACACTGTCGCCAACTGGCTCGCCGACGACGGGAAACTT